GTAGATTCATCTTCACCTGTAACTACAAAAACAAAATCATCCAACCCCTCCACTCCCGATGTGCAGTCGTTGACTTCGCCATCAAAGGAAAAGAACGTCAAGCCCTTGCAGGAAAGTTCTTCCAACGTCTCCAACAAATCTTGGATACAGAAAGTGTTGAATATGATAACAAGGTCCTGGTAGAACTTATCCAGAAACATTTTCCCGACTGGAGACGTGTACTTAACGAACTACAACGATACTCTGTCAGTGGAAAGATTGATACTGGTATCCTTGCCGCATTCACTAATGTAAAGACAGATGATTTATTCAAGAGTCTCAAAGATAAGGACTTTCCTAAGGTCAGAAAGTGGGTCGTTGATAATCTGGACAATGATCCTACTGTACTTCTTAGGTCTGTTTACGATGCTGTTTATTCACACCTGGAAGGTGCTGGGATTGCTGCTGCTGTGCTCATTATTGCTAAGTATCAGTATCAAAGTGGATTCGTTGCTGACCAAGAAATAAATATGCTTGCTTGTCTCACAGAAATTATGGTGGAGTGTAACTTTAAATGAAATACCCAAGACAAAAGAAATCCAGAACGTATTACTACTTCTGGGCATTTATGGCACTTACAGTATTCTTTGGACAACTTTATGTTGGATATGGATACCGTCTGATGCATGGAAGTATTCTAGACCTACTAGATAAAGTTGATGGAGTTCTTCTCCATAAAACTAAAACTGATGAACCTAAATTCTATTGAAAATGAACGTTAAAGTATTTCGTATGTCCTCTGGCGAGGATGTGGTTGCTGATGTCCTTGAGGACAAAGAGGACAGTCTTGTTATCATGAATCCCATTGTTGCATTTAATCAAGGTGATGGTCGTCTTGGTTTTGCACCTTATGCTCCTCTCCTGAAACGTGAAGAGAAAGAACTGGAGATCAATAAGAAGTGGATTGTGTATACTGCCAACGTTAATGACGAACTGGTAGATCAGTATGAGGAGATGTTCTCTCCATTGAAAACCCCTAGTAAGAAGTTGATCCTTTGATATGGAATTGAAAGATTGGTTGAACTCAATCAACTTTAACAAGGAGAATATTCTCGATGAGGACCCCACTCTAGCACGAGAATATCCTCCCTTTATTATTAATAAGTGTCTGTCAGGTCACTTGGATTGTGTGATGTTCGCCAATGAAATGAACAAGTATCATTTCTTGGATAAGGACATGCAATATAATTTTTATATAAATATTCTGAGAAAGAAGAAAAGATTTTCTCCTTGGCTTAGAAAAGAGAAAGTATCAGATTTAGAGTTTGTTAAACAATACTATGGTTATAGTAACGAGAAAGCATCTCAAGTTCTGAAAATCCTATCTAATGAACAAATTGAATTTATCAAAAAACGACTTGACACTGGTGGTACAAAATGACACAAACTGCTGAACCTCAGGTAACTTGGTCTCAAGACAAAATGGTCGAGATCAGGTTGAATGAGCCTGATGACTTTCTTAAGGTAAGAGAAACTCTGACTCGTATTGGTGTAGCTTCTAGAAAAGAAAAGAAGTTGTATCAATCATGTCATATCCTGCACAAACAGGGTAAGTATTACATCGTTCACTTTAAGGAACTGTTCGCCCTAGATGGGAAGTACGCTAACCTTACTATTAATGATGTTCAGCGTAGGAATCGTATTACTAAGCTTCTTGCTGATTGGGGACTCATTACGATCCTGAACGAAGATTCGATTATTGATATCGCACCTCTGAATCAGATCAAGGTTCTGTCCTACAAAGACAAACAGGACTGGACTCTGGAACAGAAATACAACATTGGTAAGAGAGGGAAGACTGAAGAAGCCGAATAAATATCTTTGAGTCTTTCGTGCAGACTCTACGAATGTCGGAAACCCCATGAGACGGTGCATACACCGTCTTTTTTTATATAATTTTTCAGATGGAATTGAAAGAACTTGGAAAAATTTATAAACTAAATTCAAACGACGAAATTGTTAATATAAAGGACACTGAGACAGAGGTAGAATCCTCTGGTATACTTTCTCATATCATTAATTCTGTTTTTTGTATACTTAATTGTCAACCGAGATCCGTATATCTTAGAGGATCCTTGATTGATAAATCATTATCTGATAACACAGTTGAAGATTTAGATCTAGTATTTGTTTATGATAATACAGATTATTTTGATTTCTTTGGAACGAGAAAATATGAGTCTATGATGTATGTTGATTACTCATATGATGAAAATAAAATAGTGTTTCCTGATGTGAGAAGAACCATACAAGATGAAATTTACGAAATGATTGGTTTGCATATTGATCTTGATATCTCCATAAAATCAGAAAAACTTTTTATGGAAGTTACTTATATCAATAAATTCCAATCAAAAAAAATATATGGTGAGGGTCAAGATTTATCTGTATCAAATTTGTCTAAAGATATTTTACTTCTCAAAGAAGAGCAAACTTTATCCAGAAGAAAAAAACTTTGTACAAAAAAGATATTAAACCTGAAAAAGTTTTTATATAAGGAAATGACTTATGAGGGTAATATAAGAGAAAGGATGATAAAATCTGTGCTGAAAATATTCTTCCGTGAATATTCTTTTGATATTTTGTTAAGAAATAATTTTTTTAGTAGAGATATTTACTATTGTTATACTAGTATTGTGGGAGAATATCCTGATTATTCAAATCACTTAGAAGAACTTTTGGATTTGTTTTTGAATGCTAAATCATATACCGATCGTGAAGTAATTGATCTTTTGAATAAACTTGAATATTTGATTAATGAGATTGAATTATTGATCGGTAATCAGTATAAGACAGTGTAGTTATCACTACATCGTCTTTTTTCGTATGTGTTATAATTAGTATGTAAGAGGTTCGGGTTCTACGGAACCCCCTTTTACGCCAACGGTTGCCTTCGGGGACCACACAACACACTCTCGCTTTAAAAGGAGAAGTCA